GGTTGCTACATCGAAATGTTGAAACTAAATTGTGATATAGAGCCAGATATCTGTAATACTATCTGGGCATATAAAGGAAAATGTATGTTAAACGAAGATCAACCTGTACAGCGATGTTTAGATGCATGGCAGGAAGCATGGGAAAAGTTTGAAGCTAAACAGCAATTGTTCTAATGACAAAAAAAGACAGAATCGAAGCTGCTCAGAAACGTATCGAGGAGCTAAGAAAACTTATCTCGGAGTGGACAAAACGATGACTAAAAAAAAATTATTTGATATTGAAATAAAGTTAAAAGAATATTGGAAAAATGAACGTAATAGCTATTATCAATATTTAAAGCCTGGGTGTGGAAAATGAGATATATACTTGATGTCTCAGGTAGAGACTTAGAGCTAATCAAAGCTTCGATTGTTAACTTTGAAAGGTCACTAGAAATGTCATCTCAAGGTGATTTCAGTCATTTGATTGATGAACTTAATCACACATATTTAAGTCTTAAAAGACAAAAAAGAAAACAGCTTAATGCAAAACTAAGAAGAAAGTGGGGTGTTATCTCATGAAATGTCTTTATAGAGAACTTGATCGAAGGAAAAAGTATCTCATCACAAAATTGAATAATGAGATTGCAACACTTGAATGGCAATGGTTTCAAAAAGAGATTAGTGATAAAGAATACGTTGTAGCATTTGATGATATTCAAAGACGAATAAGAGAACTTGAAGGATGAATGAAATAACAATAAGGGTAGTAGGAATCCCTGCCCCTCAAGGATCTAAAACTTTAACAAGATATGGTGCGATGATTGAAGCATCTAAGAAGGTAAAGCCTTGGAGAAATGATGTCAAGGAAGCTGCACTTGAATGTTATTCATCGGGTGCATTGAATATGCCAGTAAAGGCAGATATTGAATTTATTTTTCCAAGACCTAAATCACATTTTGGATCAGGAAAGAATGCAGAAGTATTGAAGGCTTCATCTCCTAAACATTGTGTTAGTAGAGGTAATGGAGATATTGATAAGCTTGCTAGATCTACTTTGGATGGATTGTCTGTTAGTGCAGGAGGGAGTGTATTGGAAGATGATTCTCTTGTCGTTGAACTTAATACAAAGAAGAGATATGTAAATAAAGATGAATTGCCAGGTGCATATATTGCAATATCCTCTATTTGTGATTAGTATACTAATAGTATACTAATACTAATTAAACATGACCACTACCACCATCCCTAACTTAGCTGGGGTAATTAAAACTTCTGATCTTTATAAAAAGATGAAGTTTGATTATGTTCCATGGGCTAAGACAGCACAGTTATTAAGAGAATACGCTCCTGGTTGGCAGTTCTTCTTAAAACCTAGCAATCCTAATGGAGATATATTTTCTTATGTCCATATTGCACCTGATAATACAGGTTTCTTAATGGGTTATTTTGAACATATTGAAACAGGTAAGCAAACATCTCCTAATGTCTTTGCAATTACAGATAATGCAAATAGACCTGTTCAACTTGAAAGAATAAGTTGTAATAATATTCAAAATTCTCATCGTAGATGTTTATGTGCCTGTGCTTGTAAAGATTTTGGTCTTGCTTATGAATTATGGGCACAGATTGAAATTGATGAAGCAAAACAAGTCCCACCTGAACCTAAAAAAGGAATTTCAAGAACTCCTACAAAACCTAAACAAGAACCTGATCCCGTTGAATCTATTAAAGATAAGAACTATGGTAACCCTATAGCAAAACCTGCTTTAGATGCTGTCGTATCAAAGATTATGAGCTTATCTCAAAAGTATCCTGATAAAAAAGATGAAGTTATCAATAAATACAAAAAAGAATACAAGATTACAGCAGAAAAAATTGGCCCTGCTGACATAAGAACTGCCGAACAAGGTAAGTTCCTTACACTTTTAATAAATGAAATTGACTCTTCCTTATGACTCAAGAAGAAGCAGAATTTGCAGGGAAACAAGTTCTAAATCAACTTCAAGAACGCAAGCAAGATCGCCATAAAGATTACAACAGAAACATCTTTACTGTTCGTACTGATGATCAACTTGCAGAAAAAATTAGGACATATTGCCAAGACAATAATGTTCCTCCTAATCAACTAATCAAAACAGTTTTACAAAATTATTTCAATGACTAATTCTCAATTCAATCCAGCACTCCCACTACCTATTAAATTCAACATAAATGATGGTAAATTTGGAAATCAACTTACTTTATGTATTCCAGTTGAATCTGTTACGCATTTCATGGAACATATACAAAACCTAGTAAATACAAAACAATCAGATGGAAAAGTCTACGATTTCTCAAAAAAAGAAAACGTTCAAACTAAATGTATATATATCAACGCTAAAGCGATGGAAGGAGACTACGGCGTTTATGGCACTATTAATCCACAAAAAATAGAGGGTGCTCCTAATACTCAAGGTCTATTTTAAAATTATTAAAAAAAGGCATATGTTTTTACTTATGCCTTATATTTAAATCATGAAACCAGTTAGAAAATCAGTTGAAAAATTACGCAAACTTAAGGAAATAAGACGTAAGAATCTTGAAAAAAATTTTATAGAAATACAAATGAAAGGCCAAGATCATTATGTTTTTATTAAAGAAAATGGTAAAGCACAAGTAGTATATGATGAAGGTCGTTGGGTTACAGAACATATAAGAACTGCAATCCTTAAACATAATTATGAAATTGACAAAATAGATAAATTATTTATAAGAGATTTTACTGAAGAAGAACTTAACGAGTACGAAAAAACTTTGCAATAGGGTTTCTAGGTTTTCTTTTTTGTTGTCTCATCTCTACAACAACACGATTAGCTTCTAATTCTATAAGTCTATTTAGTAAAGAAGCCATAAAGATATCTTGATCAAACTTCTTTCTAACCATATGTGTGCAATATCTTTTTATATTATCAATATCATTAGCTTGCATAATCTCTCTACATTGCATTTCAATCTGTAGTTCCATTTCTGGTGGTGCTGGCTCAATATCTATGTTGAGAAATTTAGTAATTTTCATTTTACTGGGAAGAGTTTTTCTTCGATCATTTTGACGATTGCATCATCAACATCATTGTCTGACTTCTGTGCAAGGTCTTTTAAAAGATTCAAAGCAGCTTTACGCAAAGATTCAGATTTACCAAATTTGATAAATAGATTGATTAGAAATTTTGACATAGTGTTTTATGTTCTTTCCCAAACATACCAAAGATTAACGATTTTGACCTTCTAGCCTACTTACCTCCTTTTCAAGTTGATTTACTCTTCGAAACAATTCGATAATATCCCTATCTCTTCGGCTACTAATATTAGATAAAACCATGACGAAAGCTGTTGCTGCCACTCCGATTAATACAGGATAGATCTCAGACATTGCCTTAAAGTATAATTATGCCTAGTATGACTAATAAATCCTAGTTATGGCAGAGAAACCGAAAGATTTACCAGAAAAAACAAAACAATTAGAGGATGATAAACCTGATTACCAGGAAAAAATTACCTTTTTAGTTTCTACTGTTGCACAGGCATTTATATTAACTTGGTGTTTATTAGTTTTATCTCTTGGATACATAAAACTACCTAACAAGTTATTTGGAATAGACATACCAGATCAACCTAGAGTGGATAGCACATTTGCTGCTGGACTTTTAGGAAATATTTTAGGTGGGCTAGGAATAAGTGTTAATGCAGCACAAGGAGCTAAAAAGAAAAAGAAAGAAGAAGGAGAAAATGGTGTTATTGGTAACTCTTCTGGTGGCACTCAAACTATAATAATAAAACAACCACTAGAAATCGTCACAACAAAACCTGACGTAATCAAAGTTGATCCCACAAAAAAATGAAAAGACTACTTCCATTTTTATTTCTTATGTCAGCCCCAGCTTATGCTGATATAAAACAGGAATTTGTAACCTCTGCACAGATTACTGTTGATATGCCATATAGCGTTACCAATAAACTTGGAACGACATATTCAATATCAGGTAATAATATTACTCCATCTGTAACTTCGGGAGGATCAACAACTGCTGGTCAAATTGGTGCTTTAAATGTTGGGTCATTAACGGAT